TTGGCCTGCTGCTCGCGGGTGACCTGGTCCTTCGAGATCGCGTCCTTGAGCTCGGTCGCGTTGAGCCCCATCGCGCCGGCGCAGGTGATGGCCAGCTGGTCCACGAAATCGTGCGGCACGTTCAAATTGACCGCGGTGATGATGGCGTTGAGCATCGACATCGCCTGCTCGCCCTGCTTTTTCGAGATCGGCCCGATCTTGAGCTTCGGCACGGACGCGTTCACGCCGAAGTTGAACGCCACCAACGGCCCGAACAGGTCGCGCCGGATGGCGTCGGCCATCTCGTCGGCGACCGCCTGACGGGCGTTGAGGAAGAACTCGGACTGGTCCGCCGACAGCGCGAACGACCCGACCGATCCACCGATCCCGCTCGAGGACTTGCCGCCGGCCACGCCGAGGTCGGTGAAGCTCGCCAGGCACGATGCGGACATCATCTGGTCGAGGTAGCCGATCGCCTGCGCGAACTGCTGGGAGCCGTGCCCGGCCGATTCGATCAGCTCGAACGCCTTCTGCCCGGGGTCGGCGGGCCGTTCCAGGCCGGCCACCCCGGAGGTCTTGAGGTCGCGGACCTTCTGGGCCCGCTCACTGGCCTGGGTCTCGTCGTCGCCGTAGATGAGAATCTTCGGCAGCGACTGCTGTTCCAGAAATTGGAACCACAGAAACATGATCTTCTGTTTGGTGGTGTAGGCCCAGTGCGCGGCGCGCATGTCGCTGATCCCGTTGATCGGGTCGCGGTGCAGCCCGTGCACGTACACGAATGAACGGTTGGGCGGGATTATGACCCAGCCGGGGTCGCTCTTCTTGGTGTTGTCTCCACCGGCGTTCTTGGGCCAGATACCGGCGACCGGCACGACCCGGTTCCGAAAGCCCTTGTAGGCGCCGGTCTGCGGGTTGAATCCGGGTTCACAGCCGGTCGCCGGGCGCAGCGCCACGTCCTGATACACCAGCCGGCCGGAGTCGTCGACGGTCCAGCTGGTCTCGAAGAACGCCCGCCGGTAGGTGACCGCCGAGGTCATCTGGTCGATGACGAGGTTCAGTTTGTCGGCGAGGTTGTCCTCGACGAACTTGGCCTGCCCGGTGTCGCCGGTGTCCGGGGTGATCGCCCAGGTGGCGCCGCGGATCGGCAACGTGAGGGTCTGCTCGAGCTTCGCGGCCTGCCCGTCGCGCTCAAGCATCGCCCGGTACTCGTAGGCGTCGAACTCCGAGTACGCGAACGCCGTGCCGCCGTCGAAGCTCGCGAACAGTCGCTCGAACGGGTCAAACGGGGTCCCAAGCGCTTCCGTCTGCAAACGGCGCTTTTCGGACGGCGTCAGGTGATCCCCGCGCATGTCCTCCACGGCGGCGCCGTTGTTGACGTACACGCCGTTCTGTTCTGTGGGCACTCAGATCACCTCCGTTCGGGGCTAGAGGCGCAGGAACGGGAAGAACTGGCCCGGGTCGGAGGTCGCGTTCGGGTCGGTGTCGGTGACGGTCACGTCGACGCTGTAGTTGCCAGCGACCCCCGACCCGGCGTTGGGATAGGCCAGCGAGCCGGCGATGAACGAGCCCTGTAGCTGGCCGGTGGCACTGGCCTGGCTGACAATCGTCAGCGGCCCCGACGTGACGCCCGATGCACCGGCCTGGCCGGCGCCCCAGTAGTTGCTCAGCAGTGTCTGGTTGCCGGGGAAGTAGATCGCTGCCCGGTATCGCTGGTTGACGGTGAGCGCGACCGGGCTGGTCATCGTCGCGGTCTGCCACCCGGTCCCGGACAGGGTGAATGAGACGTCGGTGCCGGACACCGCGGTTCCGGTGGTACTGGTGGTGACCTGGTAGACGCGGCCGATGATGGTCCCGGTGATGGTGGTGTCGACCCGGTAGAACCGCAGCGCCTTGACCCACGCCGTCGAGGAGATGAGGAACTCGTGGGCCCGGCACTGGCTGGTGGACGCGCTGTAGACCGTGAAGCCGGGGTTGGTGGCGCCGAACGCCGTGTAGTCGGTCATGGGCTAGGCCGCGACGCCGGTGCCGAACGCCAGCACGTCGATCTTGGTGCCGGAACTGCGGTAGGTCCCGCCGAGGTAGGAACGGGTGCTGGCCGTCGTGGTCAGGGTGATCGCCCCGGTGATCCCCGTAGTGACGTTCCACCCGGAGGCCAGGGTCAGCGTCCGTCCGCCGGTGGCGTCCTGGATGAGCTCGACGATGATGCGCTGCCCGTCGGTCAGCCCGGTCGGCAGCGCCAGGGTCAGGTTCCCGGTCAGTGTGATCCGGAAGTGGTTGCCGAGGCTGGCGTCGATCGTGGTGGTGGCCGCGTAGGTCACGGTGACCGGGGTCTGCACCACCCGAGCTGCGGTGACGGTGCCGGTGAAGGTGGGCGACGCGGTCGGGGCGGCCCCGGTGATCCGGGTGTCGTTGCCCTGGGCGACGGTGCCGGCGGTGGTGCCGTAGGCGACCGTGAGGGTCCGGTCGGCGGAGAGGTCGCCGCCGCCGGTCAGGCCGGTGCCGGCGGTGATCAGCCGGGAGGTGCCGACCTTCCCGGGCACGGTCGGGGCCGCGGCGGTACCGGCGAGGTCGCCGGCGAGCTGGACGACGCCCTTGCTGGTGGTGGTGGCGTCCGGGGGCGAGGCCCCGCTGACGGTGGTGGGGACGTAGGCCGACCCGTTCCAGGACGGAATCTGTCCCGTGCTCGGCGTGCCGCCGCCGTAGAGGGTCCAGGCACGGGCGTCGGAGAGCCGCGAGTCGTTGCCCTGGGCGGCGGTGCCGGCGGTGGTGCCGTAGGCGACCGTGAGGGTCCGGTCGGCGGAGAGGTCGCCGCCGCCGGTCAGGCCGGTGCCGGCGGTGATCAGCCGGGCCGAGAGACCACCGACCGCGTTCTCGAGCCGGTTGAGCTTGGCCGCAGTGATCGGGGTGCCACCGGCCAGGTCGTCAGCAAACACATCGGGGATGTACGGCCCGGTCACCGGCTCACCTCCGCGCCTCGCAGGACTCGAGCATCAGCCGGTCAGCACATAGGGCATGGCGAAGATCAGGTAGACCACGGCCACGCTGGCGGCGGCCAGGATGAGCACGATCAGCACCGCGGCCAACGACCAGGCCGAGGACGCCGAACGCGGCGCTGGCCCGCTCGCCGGCCGGGCCTTGGCCGGCGGCGGGGCGGCCTGGGCCTTGGCGGCCTTCGCGGCCGCGGTCTGGGCGGCCGCGGCGGCGTCGCGGGTCTCCTGCAGGATCGCCTTGATCTCGGCGACGTTCAGCGGCTGGGTCTCGTCGGGGCCCGGCTGATCGGACTTGCGCCACTCCGACGACGAACGGGAGGACTTCGGGTTGGGCAGGGGAGCCATGGTGAACCTTTCCGGGGTCAGTCCCAGGTGAACGGCGAGCCGTCCCACCCGGGGACCGGAGCGTCGAACTCCGGTGCGTCCGTGTAGCCCCCGACCGCGACCGGGGCGATCCCGGACTGGGGCAGTTCGCGCTCTGGGGGCGCGTCGAGCCAGAACGCCATCACCACGGCGTCGGCGCGGTCGGTGGAGCGCTGCAACCGTTTGCGGACCTGGTCCTTGCGTTCGATCTGCAGGATGTTGTTGGTCGGGTTCTCCGGCCAGCGGATCGCGACCAGCTCCCGGATCAGCAGTTGATCGTCGGGGAGCGCGACCGACGCGCCCAACGCGGGGTTGAGCAGTTCGCGCAGGTGATACCAGGCGGCGGTCCGCACCCGGGCGAAGCGCTGTTTGCCGTCGCGGGTGCGCCGCCGGGTGCCTTCGCCACCGGAGAACGCGTGCACCGCCCGCCGGCGATGGCGCAGGATGTCGACCACCCCGGAGCCGAGCCCGTCGACATCGACGATGGCGATCGAGCCGGGCTCGGAGGCGAGCATCCCCTCGACCATCGTGGCGACCTCGACGTTGTCCTTGCCCTGGTGGGTGTCGACCCCGAAGCACACCGCGCCGCGACGGGTGGCGATCGCGGTGGCGTCCTTGCCGAACCGGGCTACGTCCACCCCGAAGATGCAGCGGCCGACCAGGCCGCGGTGCGGGTCGTCGCCGCCCACCCGGTCGTGCCAGCGACGTACCGCGGCCTCCACCCACGACAACGGGATGAGGCCATCGCCGGCGTCGGCGAACTCGCCGAGCACCTTCGCCTTGAAGTAGGCGTTGTCCTCGCCGAACTCGACCCGCATGGACTCGACCGAGTCCTGGTCGGGCATGGCGTCCCACACGTCCTGGGGAACGT